TTTCTAGCTTCCTGAAATGGATGATTAGCACCTATATTCCTGGTTTCCGCCGCCAGATGGAGTTGGGGGCAAACTACATGCTGGAGCGCGGCATCATGTGCACCTATGTCGGCTGGGAGCGTTCCGACAGGGTTTTCAAGCAGAACCTATCCCTGGAACAGCTTGCCCAGATCAGCCCAGACCTAGTACGAATCATCCTAGAGGGAAGCGATGATGCGAAGCTAGTGGAGATGCTCCAGCAGCAGTTTAAGAATCTTTCCAACAAGACGGCCAAGAAGGTATTGCGCGATCTGCGCAAGACTGGAGCCGCCGAGTTTCCCATTGTCAAGCGCAGCGTGGACCGCCCCAAGGTGTGTTCGCTGGGTGCCGATGGGGATGCGATGTTCCCAGCGTACACCACTGATCCGCAGAAGGTGCCCTACTGCTTCTGGCGCGTGCCAATGACAGCACAGGAGTTGAGGAACAGGATTAGTACGGAGGGATGGGATGAAGAGTGGGTAGATTATGTAATTGAGCATTGCAAGACAGGTTCCGTGGTAAGGCGGGAACAGTCAGTTGGCACGCGCACTTCCGTATCCGAGAGCGAGAACGAGGGCGAGTTGTACGAGATTATCTATGGCTACCGCCGTCTGATTGACCCGGTGGACAACGCCGAGGGCATCTATTGCACCGTGTTTCACAAGGACAAGATCAATTCCGACATCAAGGATCATGCCAAGCATGAGTTGATGAATGGGTATGAGGATTATCCGTTTGTGGTTACGAAGCTGTCCGAGGATAACAAGCGCCTCTACGATGTCCAAAGTTTCTGTCAGTTGCTCAAGGGCATCCAGAATCAGGTGAAGGTGGAGCGCGACAGTCGCATTGACCGCAACAGCATGGCGACCCTGCCCCCGATTATGCACCCCATTGGCAATGCCCCTACCAAGTGGGAGCCGGGTGCCTTTGTGGGCTACCGCCGCCAAGGCGAGTACCAGTTTGGACCGGCCCCGCAGTTTAACCCCGGTTCGGTGGAGATGGAAAACACCCAGGTCATGCAGGCCGACTCTCTGGTTGGTCTAAGTCTAGACAGTCCCATTTCACAGGTTAAGCAGCAAAATTACGTCAACAAGTTCTTGGAGCATGTTCGGGATGTCCTGAAGCTGGCCTTCAAGTGCTATCAGCGGTTTGGCCCGGACGAGGTTTTCTTCCGCGTCACCGGAGTGGTGAATCCGCAGAAATTCTCCAAGGGCAACCCCAACGAGGACTTTGACATCAACATTGATTTCAACCTACTGCACAATGACCCGGAGAACCTGGAGAATCAGTTGCAGCAGATGGTTAGCTTGACGCAGTTGGACAAGAACGGTCTAATCAACATCAATGCCCTCATCGAGATGGCGGCGGGTGCGATTAACCCGGTGATGGCTGGCTCGATCCTGCAACCCGCTGAGGAAGCGCAGCAGAAGATTATGAAGGACGTTACCGACGACCTTAGTAAGATTTATGCTGGCATTGAGGTGGGGGCGCGGCCCAATGGCTTCCAAGTTGCCATGCAGGTTGTGCAGCAGTACGTCCAGCAACCCGATGTTATGCAGCGTCTTCAATCCGACGAGGCTTTCAAGGCTCGCTTGGAGAAGTATGCCAAGCAGTATCAATTTATGGCCCAGCAGGCTCAGAACGCTCAGATCGGCAAGATCGGAACGGCCCCCGCGTCTATGGGACAAGTCCCAACCCAGTCAATTAACTCCTAAAACAACATGAGCGTCCAAACTGATTATACCAACAACGAGGCAATTTTCACCCTGACCGGCGAAACCGCCTTTACCCTGCCTAGCTATAACACCCGTAATCCCATCACGATTAAGAATGCCTCCTATCCGTCTGTTACCCTGACGGCGGCTGGCAGCGAAACCATTGATGGCGCGGCTACGCTGGTTGTTAATGGCAAGTCGTCGGTCAAGATTGTCAAGGGCGAGACGGAGTGGGTTGTTACTTCCGCGTGGGAGAGCAAGGCTCTGGACGACTATCTTGTTTCTACGCAGGGCGCGGGCACCGCGTATTCCCTGACCAATGCCGCCGCCAAGGTGGATTTTGGCACCACCGATCCGGTCATTGTCATTGATAAACCCGGCACCTATGAGGTGTTGGCGCAGATTCAGTTGGAATATACCGGGGCCACGGTTGCCGCCGAAACTGCGACGGTTAAGGTTCGCCGCACCAACAACACCGCCGCTGATGCGTCTTCGGTTGTCGTTATTGACCTCCCGGTTGCCACCACCCTTACTCACACCTATGGAATCATCACCATTCCTCCGTTCACCTACACGACTGCCAATTCGGACGATTCTCTTGAAATCTTTGCGAATGTTTCTGCGGCTTTGGGTGCGGGGACCATTGATGCCACGGCGGTTGGAACCAAAATCCGTGCGCGTCGTCTCTACTAATGTTTGACGATAAATCAAGGGACGAACTGAGCCATAACAGTCATTTTGTGGCCTTCCTTGAGGAGATTGCCGCCCAGAAGGATTCCGCCTTGCAGGCGTTAAACGACCTGCCAACGGAGCGTTTACAGCAGGCCACGGGGCGGCTGTTGCAGCTTGAGGACATCCTTAACCTTGCTGGTTGGCGTGCGATTCAGGACAGGAAAATGAGTCGCTAGGGGTAGGCAGCGATAATTGTGTTAGAATGTAGCAAATCGCTACGGTCCTGCGTTATGGGCTGAACACAATTATGCCAGATGAAATCACGTCAAACGCCACAGACGTAAAAGCAGTGGTGGAAAAAAAGTCACTGTCGGGCGATGAATACACCGCTCAACGTGTTGCCCAGCTTCAAGCGCGGCTCTCCCCCAAAAAGGAAGAGTCTCCCAAGGAGCCGGTAAATGAGGCCAAGTCTGAGGACAAGCCAACGGAACCAAAGGGGGAGGCACAAGAGAGCAAACCCGAGGAACCCAAAAGTGAAGCCAAGGACAAGGATGTTCTTTCACAGGTAAATCTTGATGAGTTTACGGAGGAGGAGATTGCGGAACTTGCCCAAAAAGGTAAGTCCGGTCTGCTAAAGCGGGTTGCCGAACTAACGGCAAAGCGCAAGCTGGCCGAGGAGCGTCTAGCCCAGCGCGAGCAGGAACTTGCGCAGTTGATGGGCAGGCAAACCCCCGCGATTGATAGTGACCTGGAACTGCCAAAGGAGATTGCTGCCATTACCAAGCCCGAAGAACTTCAGGCGAAGTATAAGCAGGCTGAGGATGTATTGGATTGGGCGGAGCAGGTTCTTGACAACTCTGAGCACCTAGACCCGGATGCAGTCGTTGCCGTCGTTGATGGCCACGAATACACGAAGGCGAAGGTCAAGGAGTATAAGCGGGATGCCCGCAAGCTCAAGGACAAGTATCTGCCAGCACAGGCGATGCAGTTACAGGCGAAGATTCAGCGCGACGGATTCAAACTCCAGCTTGAGCAACAGGCCCGAAAGGAACTGTCTTGGATGGAGGAAGATGAAAGCGAGGTTAAGAAGCACTATCAGGCTATGCTGAACGATCCACGTTTGGCTAAGTTGGAGAAGTCTGTACCGGAAATTGCCCCGCAACTTTCCTACATTCTCGCCCATGCCGCCAATTCAATGTATGGGCGAAAGTCCATTCCCATTGACAAGCCCGCCGCCAAGACTCTCCCCAAGATTACCCCGCCGTCCAGTCCGTCCAATTCTGCCGCCCAAAGCGACAGGAGTGAGGACAACGGCGAGAGAAGCGTGAAGGAAGCAGCCAAGCGCCTGCAAGAATCAGGAAGACCGGATGATTTCGTTGCTCTACGAACAGCACAACTCTCAAAACGCAAACGCCTAAACTAAAATGGCCTTTTCAAGCACTTACGATACGACCAATCCCGGTTCTGCGGTTTCCAACCGTGAAGAACTTCTCGATGTGTTGAGCATCCTCGCCCCCGAGGAAACTCCCATGTTGTCCCTTGCGAGCAAATCCAAGGCTTCCTCCACGTTCCCAGAATGGACAGTTGATTCCCTTTCCGCCCCCGTAACCACGGGTGTTGCCGAGGGTTCTGATGTCACTTCTTTCACCGACA